TACTAATAAAAAAGTTTCACTTTTAAACTGGTGACCACAGCTGTAGAATTTTTGGTGTATTAGTCTTATTTGATTAAGCTACTACTAAATCTCTGTTAGAGATCAAATTGTTTTGTAAGCAAGCTACTAAATCTTCACTTGTTCCTACTTGATTAACGTTGCCGTTTAAAATTGTACCATCTAATTTATTAATCGGTCATTGTAGGCCACCCGATACTTGCATAATTATTAATCAACCAAGAATCAATGCTATTACATCCCCAATTGTTTGTTTATATATTAGATAAAAAAAGCCAAAAAGTTTAGTTTTTGGCTTTATTTTTTTATTATTCAAGAACGTTATCAGTAAACCACTTAATAACAAGTTCTTTTGGTATTACATCACCATAATACTCTTTATATTGTTCACCACCTTTTTTAATGACATATGACGTATCATCTGTGTTGATACTATCAAAGTATTTAACATAGTCTTCAAAGCTCTTAAAACGCATCCCTAATATACTTCCGGAGCCATCATTAAATACCATCATTTTATAATCTTCTGGATTGATATCGATACCAAATATATTACCTAAATAAATATTTAATTTCTTAACGTCTTTAAAATCAAATCTAACATCTTTCTGACCTTCAATTTGAACTAAAATATCATCTAAAATAGTTATTTTAACATCAACATCTTCAAACCAAGTATTAAATACAAGAGTATCAGTATTATAAGTATCATACTCTAATGTATTTGTATGAAGTAAATCATATTTATTTAAAATACTTTTAACTTCTTTTACAACACTCTTATTAGAGAAACGATGTCTTGGTGCAATTTTATATTTTGGTTGAAAATAAGTTACTTTTCTTTCAGTTGGTAAGTTCTCCCAATCTATTTTACAAGCAGCATCTGCAACTTTTTTAGTGTAAGATAAATCCACATACTCTGTTTTATAATGTTCGTTCCAACCACCTGCACTAATATTAGTACATTCTGGAATAATATCTAAGAAAGTAGCAGTATCTGTATAATAAGCATTTGGATCTGGCTTAGACTCAACACCTAAGCTAGTTAGCTCATCTGATAAAGCATCCGCAAAATCAATAGAACAACAAAATCTACCTTTCTGTCTTAGTACAACAGAACCTGTTTGTTTTCTATCAAAAGCAACTGCTCTTTTAAATTTTTTGAAGAATTCTGGATCTGCTTTTAAAGCATTTTGTGAACCCCATAAACCACCACTTAAAATTGGCTCTTCTCCTAAGAAGAAATAATAAGTTCCAGGTATTCCTTTAGAAATCATGTATAATAAAATAGACATTCCTAATTTATTATCACCTCCTAATATGGTTGTTTCATCGGTTTTAATAATATCACCATCAATAACATGATTGACCTTTTGGTATTTAGTACAATAAGTATCTAAGTGAGTTGTAAATAGTGTTTCTGAATTACCTACTTGAATATAATAGTTACCAATAGAGTCTTTTTTATATCCTGTTGGTAAATATTTTTCCAATTTGGTTTCATCACCGTAAGGAATTGTATATTCAGTTAGTTTCAAAAAAGTATCCTTTATATCTAAAGGATTTATACTTTCATTTTTTGTCATAATTATTTAATTTTTTACAAATATACAAAATTATTTTCAAATATTAAAATGGTGCTTCATCATCTTCTCCAAAATCTTCATCAGTATCATCATTTAATCCTTCATCATAATAGAATCCAAATTCTAAAGTTTGACCTCTTTGGTTTTCCCACATATCAAATTCTGAGTCATACTGAGGTAAAATATCCATTTTTAATTTATTTAAAAGATCAAATAAATTTATTACATCACTTAGTTTTTCTCTATGACCCATAGAACATCTAATAGATAAGTCTAAGTTATCATTTGTAATAGATACATTTTCAATACCTTTGTTTTTAAACATACCTCTTAATAGATATTTTAAGTGTTCCATATCATCATTTTCAATATCCTCATCACTTAAATCTGGGTCTCTATCTAAGTCACCATCTTTATTATCATAATGACCAAAGTTATGACCATAGTATTCATCATCATAAAAATCTTCATCATCTGCTATTTCACCAGACATATCAAAACGAGATGCTAGTGAATTACTACTTTTTCTAGTACCTCCAGCCCAATCATCATTCCAATCTTGATCTGTACCTTCCCAGGCATCATCATCAACTCTCTCTATAAATCTTTTATACTTTTGTATCATATTATTTTAATTCTATTTTGATGGTTGTTTCGTCAAAAACAACATAAGGGTCTGCGGTTCTGTGTTTATATAATAAACCTTGTACTTGTGATAATGTATCAAAGATAGTTTTAACATCTGCAAGGTCTAAATCTATTTTAATAAAGATTTTATCTTGAACACCAACTACTTTAACATCTAAACCAAATATAGACTTTTTAACAGTATCAATTAAAGTTTTATGTTTTCTTAATAATTCTTCATTTATACCTACTTTTCTTACAGTTGGTAATTGTGACCAGTTTACTTTTAAAGAAGCTTTTGCCAATTTTTCTAAGTAGGTCATATTTTGTATCTCTCTAGCAGTATGTTCATTATTATATCCAACCGATACGTTAGTACACTCTGATATATCATCAATAAATGATGCAGAATCTGTAAATACTCCTGTTGGGTCAGTAGATAAATTTAATCCACTTTTATTGTATTCTTTACAAAGTGCTGTAGCAAATTCATTTGAACAACAAACCCTACCATATTGAGAAGTAATAACTGAACCAGTTTTTCTTCTATCAAAAGAAACACATCTTTTAACATTTTTTAGAAAGTCAAATGAACTATATTCACTTGCTAAATCTCTTGAACCAATACCACCTCTTTCTTCTCCAATAAAGAAGTAATAAATACCTGGTATTTTATTTTCCATCATATATAACATTACTGCAACTCCTGCTTTATCATCAGCACCTAATATAGATGTACCATCAGTATAAATATACTCATCTCCATCTTCAATCTTTGATAATAATTTAGTATCCACTTGAGTTCTGTCTGCAGTATCCAAATGAGATGTAAACATTGTAGTATCATCTCCTTCAATTATTTTATAATAATTATCAAATTTATCCATTGTTAGTTCTGGTAAGAACTCTAATACTTCCTTTTCATGAGGTGAACCCGGTAAGTGAGGGTATGTTTTTGTTACTAAAGATAAGAATGTTGAACGAACATCTTTAGGATTATAAACAAATGGTTTATGTTCAATTGGTGTACCAACTGGTTGTACTGCGACTTTTACACCTTTTTTAAGATTTACTATTGTAGTAGAGAACTTTCTAATACTTTCTTCATCATAAACACCAGGGAAATAACTTCTCAAGAATGTTCCTATTTTGATATATTGTCTTCTTCCACCTATTATAGCATCAAAGAAATAGTCTGAATCAGAGATATCCAATCTTGATATATTCATATCATTTGCATATTTAGATCTAGGATCTGCCATCCAGTTAAGTTCATATGCGATATAATCATCATGATCATCTTCCATTGTGGTTAGAAGTTTTACTAACCTAGCAGAGAATGCAATCTTTATCTCATCTTCATATCTCATTTTATAATCATTTGCCATTTAAAATGTTTTTATTTTTATTATATATTAAAATTATATAGTGACTTCATGTGCATTTTTATAATCAACCATAACTTGACCATCATTCATACCTGGTCTTTTTGAAACAAATCTACTTTTACAGTAAACTACAGTAGCTTTTTCAGTACCTTTTGCTTTACTATTATCTTTTGCAATTTCTGCAACTTTTTTAATAACTTCTGGAGTAGGTATATTATCCTTAACAATAATAACTACGTGACTTCCAGGAACACCTTTTACATGCATCCATATGTCGTCATTATCAGCAACATTAAATGTTAAGTGGTCATTAGATTTTGCATCTTTACCCAAATGAACAATAAATCCATCAACTTCCATTTTTCTAATATTAGGAAATTTTTCTTTTTTAGATTCATTAAATTGTTTATATCTCTTCAATTTCATAATGTATATATTATTTATATAAAACAAAAAAAGACCCAATTGGGTCTTTTTTTGAAAATATAATAACTAATAATTAGTTAAGTAATCCTTTAGTATCAGAAACTTTGATAGTCATGAACTGTTTTTGTGGGTACCAACCAACTTCAGTTACTGCATATCTTGATCTAAGTAACATTCTTGGTGCGAATGTAGCCTCAGAGATGATGCTAATTGACTGAGCCATTAAGTAAGGTACGAAAATAATACCTGGTTGATCAGGATTATTTTTTCTTCCTAAAACGATTCTGTTATCGTTATATCTCATGTATGGATCAACATAGATAGAGATGTCTCCGATTGAACCTACTGGGTATAATTGACCTTGAGAGTTCATTTTAGATTTTAATGGGTTGATAGTATAACCTGCAATATCTTGTAATGCAGCAGCTAAACCTCCATTTGTGATTAAGTATTGAGCTGGCCCAACACGTCCCTCTGTTGCGATGTAGTTAGAAGCATGAGCAATTTTAGTGATCAATTTTCTTTGTACAGCGTGAGTAGTTTCACCACCAATTGAATTAGTAGATGCAGCATAAGCAGTATCTAAGTCAAACAAAGTTTGTCCTGAGATTGCAGCTGAATAAGTACCAGTTGCTAAAGGAGCATTAGTTCTGTTTAAATCTCCCATTTCGAAGATTTTATTAACAATTTGTTTAGAGATTGTTTGAGACAATTCATTAACAAGGATTGATTCCATTTTTTGAACGATATCCATACCTGTGTTAGCTTTGATGTCTTCAATTTCAGTTCTTCTAAGTGCAGAAGATACTTCAATAGTACCAACAGCAACTGTTTTAGATGAAATTTTTGGTCCGATAACTCCTGAGTAAGAACTATCATCTGCTAATCTATCCATTGGATAAGAACCAACTGATGTAGTTGAAGGTCCAGCGTACCAGTTTGAAGAGAAACCAGGAATGTGGTCTTCTAAAGCAGATACTAATTGAACATCAACATTAGATGTAGTTACACCTGCAATACTTAATAAAGAGTCTTTCATTGATGAAGTTACACCAAATGTATTTCTTGTTACATCAAATTGCCAGTTCTGACCTAATGATGAACCTGGATTATTAGTTGCAGAAGTATTTACTTGTCTGTAAGCTCTAAACATTGGATATCCATCGATACGAGAGAATCCTAAGAATTCAACTACACCAACTTTACTATCTGGTTCTGTAGTTTCAAGTGTAGAGTTTGCACTAATAGTTTTAACCCATAGTCTACCACCTTGTAAACCACCTTGTGTTTCAATAATTCCTGAAGTTAACATTTTAGCTCTTAATGCAGAAGTAATACTAGCAGCAGTTGTAGAGTTTGTATCTTGTGCTTTGAAAACTTGTGGTTTTTCATCAGCAGCACCTAAACGAGTATCATCATATTGAAAGTCAATATAAAGTAAATCGATTTTCGGACCTGGAGTTGGTTTAACAGCAACTAAGTCAAGACCAATTGTTTGAGCAGCAATTTTCATTGCAACTGGTAACAAGTTTTGACCAACATCACCTGATCCAGGAGCACCATTTAATCCAAATGATGAACCGTTTCCGATTGTTTGTCCTGCATATCCTGAAGGTTGTGCAGCAACAACAGCACCCATACCAGCAACGTTTGATGCGTTTACGTATGCGTTTTCGTTGATTGAGTGAAATTCAGCATATTCTGACATCCATTCTACTCTATCACCTGTAACTCCCATGTTTTCCAACACTGGAGACCATTTTTTCATGGCTTTTTGATTATCTATTCTAATGTGTGACATAAAATTTTAATTTTTTTTTTAGTTTTTTTACAATACTATATATATCCTTGTTTTTACTCGTTTTTCGCAAGTATGGATTTTTTATAGATTATATACTTTTGAATCTTTCCATTATTGCAGTCATCTCATTATCAGACAATTTGTCTTCTTGGATTAAAGCTTCGTGTGCTACTAATTTCTTAGTTGTAGATTCATTTTTTTTGATATTTCTAGTTCCCCAGAAATGCTCAATTTGACTTTCAGTTTTTAATACATCCTCTGGATATAATCTAGCTTGTGATAAGACAGATTTTTTAGCAGATTCGTTTAACTGTCCCCAGATCGGCTTCATGTTTTCCGGCATCAATCTGATTACTCTTTCTTCAAGAGATTCATTTTTTGTTGATAATGACTCTGCAATCAAAGTAAGAACTTCTTTTTGTGTAAAATAACTACTTTCGTTTATGTGTAGTTTCACATTTTCTTGTTCTTCGTCTGATAGTGCATAAAAGCTATCAACTTGTGATTTGTTTAAGAACTTTAAAAAGTTCAAATCACTGCTTTCAGAAACTTTACGTTTTTTAGCTTCTTCAATTAATCTATTTATTGATTCAGAAAGTTCTGAGTCCTCTTCACCTGTAAATTCTGGTAATTCTTGACCTTCTTCTCCTTCTTCTTCGTGTTCTTCTTCGTTTTCTTCTTCTCCTTCGTGACCTTCGTGTCCAGCAAATTCAGCAGCATCGTGTGCAAATTCTTCAGCATCAGCAGCAAATTCTTCAGCTTCTTCAGCGAAGTCTTCGTGTCCTTCATGTCCTTCATGTCCTTCGTGTCCGAATTCTTCTCCTTCTTCACCACCTTCTACTTCTTCTTCGTTTTCTTCAAAACCAGCGTCTTGTAATGATGGGAATTGAGCTTCTCCTTCTTCAGTAGACTCGTTTAATTTAAAACCACCATTTAATCTTTCAACGATCATTCCTTGATAAGAGATAGATTTATCTAAACTTTCTGCAACATATTCAGAGTAAGCGATGTTGTCATCTAAATGCTCAGCAATGTATTCAGAGTAATCAATGTTACCTTCTACGTGTTCTGCCAAATATTCTGAGTAAGCAATTGAGTTATCAACTGACTCAGCAATGTATTCTGAGTAAGCGATGTTTTTGTCTAAGTTTTCAGCGATATATTCTGAGTAAGCAATATTCTTGTCTAAGTTTTCAGCTAAATATTCAGAATATTCGATGTTTTTGTCTAAGTTTTCAGCTAAGTATTCTGAGTAAGAGATGTTTTTATCTAAGTTCTCAGCAATATATTCTGAATAGTTAATGTTTTTATCTAAGTTTTCAGCTAAGTATTCAGAATACTCAATGTTTTTGTCTAAGTTTTCAGCAACATATTCAGAATAAGCAATAGCTTTTTCTAAATTTTCTGCCAAATAGTCATTGTGTTTAGCTAATTTATCAGTTGTATCTTTTAATGATTTATTTTCATTAACTACAACTTGAATTTTGTCAGCTAAATAATCTAAATATTTAGCAACTTGTGAATTAGTATTATTTAATTCTTCATAATACTCTAACAATTGTTCCAATTTCTGTGGGCTCATATTACCTTTTGAAATTGCATTTTTTACTTCACTCTTTGTTGAAGCAATCTCTTTAACCAAATACTGTGAATAGTCACTTAACTGTTTCTTGGTTACAAATTCATCTTTGTTCATATTGAATAGTTCATTTATTTTTGACTCGTCAGATAATTCATATATCCTAAAGTTATTTTTTTCGATTTGTCCTTCTGGGCAAAAACCTAACGATTCATTTAATACTCTAACACTCATTTTTGCTGATGCAAATCCAGGATCTGCAACAATGTCATAAGTAAAAAGTTTTTTCAATGATACTGAACCATCTGATTCTGTTATACCAGCAGCTCTTGATGATACAAAAACTGGACATCCGTCGTCAACTAATGATTTAGCTTCTTTACCCCAGTAAGTACTTAGTAATTTTATTTCTCCAGCAACTATGTTCTTTTCAGCAACAAATTCTGCCTTTGTAATAATGTGTGATGCTCTTGATAACGAAGTATCAAAAACATCCGGGTGATCGAATTCACCATAAACAACACCTAGGCTGCTCATTCTTTCATTCATTTCTTGTAGTGCTGGTAAAAATTTCTCAGCTTGATATATTCTCTCATTACGATTCTTTACACCAAACTCAGTAAAAGTACCACCCAATACATACTCCTTATTAGTAGAGGCTGACTCTCTAATAAGCGAACTTGTTGAATTTTCTACTATTAAAACCGGTTTCATTTAAAATAATTATTTTTTGTAGTTATTACAGGGATATATATTTAACCTTGAAAACAATAAAAATTTAAAGGTGGATTCTTTATAGTAAAAATATTTTTTTTATTTTTATTAGGTATATCAAGTGGATTTTTTACCTTTGTAAAAGTTTTGGAGGAGAAACGCTATATTTAATAAATACTTAAAAAAATGCGGTTTTTTATGATCCTATCAAGAGAGATAAATGTAAAAATCACTGAGTCAAATTACAACTATTATGATGATTTAGGATATGATGTATATATAAGTGAAGAAATTGTAATTCCAGTTGAGTTACTACCAAAAGGATCACATTACAAAATCAAGTGTAAATGTGACACTTGTGGAGTTGAAAAAGAAGTAATCTATAAGAACTACTTAAAATATGATAATAGTTGGGGAGATTACTATTGTAGAAAGTGTTCTGAAGTTAAAAGAAAAGAAACATTAAGAAAAAATTTTGGAGTTGATTATCCGATACAGAATAAAAAAGTTTTAGAAAAGATGAAGAAAACATTAGTACATAAGTATGGAGTTGATAACATTTCTAAAAACAAAAAAAAATTAAATAATGAATAAAATTAAAGAAGATAGTATCTACGAAGGTTCTATCGAATTCGCAAACAGCGGAAATGCCTCAATAAATATAGAAGATAAAAATATCTTTATATTTAAAAGAAATACTCTCAACTCACTAAATGGTGATAAAGTAAGAGTTAAAATAATAAGTAAGAACAACAAGCTAGAAGCAGAGGTTCTTGAAGTTCTTGAAAGATTTAGAACTCAATTCGTTGGTAAAGTACAAATAAACAAAGAAAATAAAAGACTTATCTTTGTTGTACCAGATAATCAAAAATTAGCAGTTGACTTTTATATAAAAGGAGAACACGATGCAGTACAAGACCAAAAAGTTCTTGTCGAACTAATCGACTGGGAACCAGGAACAAAATCACCAAAAGCAAAAATAGTAGAGATACTTGGTAGTTCAGGTGATAATAATACAGAAATGAACTCAATAATGTATGAGTACGGCTTACCAAATAACTTTCCTTTAATGGTAGAAGCCGAAGCGGAATTGATAGACTTCACAATTCCCGAATCAGAAATCGAAAAAAGACGAGATTTAAGAAACATCACAACATTTACTATTGACCCGGTCGACGCCAAAGATTTTGACGACGCTCTTTCGGTTAATATACTTGATGATAATACAGTAGAAGTAGGTATACATATTGCCGATGTTTCACATTATGTTAAAGAAGGTGGTATAATTGATGAAGAAGCTATTAAAAGAGCAACATCAGTTTACTTAGTTGATAGATGTGTACCAATGTTACCAGAAAGATTAAGTAATGGTGTATGTTCATTAAGACCTAATGAAGATAAACTTTGTTTCTCAGTTATTGTTAAATTAGATACCGATGGTAAACTATTAGATAAATGGTTTGGAAAAACTATTATACATTCAGATAGAAGATATTCTTATGAAGAAGCTCAAGAAATAATTGAAGGTAAAGAAGGAGATTTCAAAACTGAAATTCTTTTATTAGACTCAATTGCTAAGAAAATGAGAAAACAAAGAATAAGTGATGGTTCTATTGAAATGGGTGGTATAGAAGTTAGATTCAAATTAGAACCAACTACTAAAAAACCTATTGGAGTTTTCTTTAAAGAACAAAAAGATGCTAATAAACTTATTGAAGAATATATGTTACTTGCAAATAAATTAGTAGCAAAACTTCTTTATGATGCTAAGTATCATAATGTTTATAGAGTACATAGTACTCCCAATGTTGAAAAGCTAGAAGCACTTTCTCTAATATGTAAGAACTTTGGTTATACTTTAGATGTTGTTGAGAATACACAAGATTTGAAAAAATCTATAAATGAACTGGTTACTGATATAAAAGGTAAACCGGAAGAAAATATGATTGAAACTTTAATCACAAGATGTATGTCTAAAGCAAGTTATACAATAGTAAACTCTGGACACTATGGATTGGGATTTACTCACTATTCTCACTTTACCTCACCAATCAGAAGATATCCAGATTTAATTACTCATAGAGTTTTGCTAGATTTTTTAAATAAGAAATCTAATGGAAGTCCTCAAAAAATTGAAGGTATGGCAAAATGGTGTTCCGAAAGAGAAATCTTAGCAGCAAAAGCACAACGCGATTCTATTAAATATAAACAAATTGAATTCTTAGAAGATAAGATTGGACAAGTATTCGATGGAATTGTATCAGGAGTAACTGACTGGGGAATGTATGTTGAACTCATTGAAAGCAAATGTGAAGGTATGGTTAGATATAATGGTAATCATAAAGTAGATGCAGAAAACTATACAGTGAATTTAAAATCCGGTGGATCAGTAAGATTAGGTGATGAAGTAAAAGTAATTGTAAAAGCAGTTGACTTAGATAGAAAACAAATAGATTTTGAATTGTTCTAATGGACTATCTATTTGATGTGATATTAAGTGATGATTTAGATTTTGATGATTATAATTTAGCACTTTCTAGTTATCCAACTTGGAAATCTGTATATCGTGAGATAAAATTAAACTATCTTTTAGAAGGTAGTAAAAAAATACAGTTTGACATTGATGATATTCAGAAGTATATTACACTTGATGACGACATAGTCATCAGGTATCTTTACAAAAAGTATGTTGTAGTATAACCGGAATGACATTTATACTAAATAATAATAAGATTGAGAAACTTACTTTGAAATCTAGAATACTTGATACAGAATGTGGTAAAATAGTTAAATCAATTATTGATACTGGTATAGAAATTAAAGTAAGTCAATTTCTATACGAAAAGACTTTAAACTTTATAATAGAAGCACCAAAAAATGCAGCATAAAAAAATCCTTTCAATTGAAAGGATTTTTTATTTATATTAGAACTCAAATTCCCCACCACCTTCTGGAGCAGGTGCTTCAGGTGCGGCTTGAGGTGCGGCTTGAGGTGCGACCTGACCACCACCTTCTGGAGCAGATTGACCACCACCTTCTGGAGTGACTTGACCACCACCTTCTGGAGGAGCACCACCTTCTGGCATTCCAATACCACCTCCACCACCTTCTGATGGCATTCCCGGTTCACCAGTGGCACCAGCGGCAGCATTCATTGCATCTTTATCCCAGTATTTTTGATTTTCTGCTTTTTCTTCAGGAGTAAGTTTAAAGATATTATCCATAATCCACTCAATATGAAAGTAAGGTTTCTCACCATTCATTACACCAAGCATTGTACCAACAATACCGGCTTTCTTTTCTAAATTATTTAATTTCTTCCATTCTTCAAATACTTGGTTTGAGAAGAAATTAATATCGACTGCATTTGTAAAGAATTCATCCTCTATAAACTCAGGGAATTCTATCAACATTTGTAATCTTAATGGTTTAACAATCAATTCTTTGAAATTTGCTCTCAATCTACTAATAAAGTTATGAAACTTAATTTCATCTCTTGTCATCTCAGCAGCATCAGTAACTAAATTACCACCACCATTATCACTCTCAAATCTTGACATTGGAATCTTAGAAGATCTTTTTAATGCCTTGAAGAACCAATCTAACATTGAGTCATCATTTAAGTTATGTCCTTGTGGAGAAACTAATTCCATATTAGGTGTACCACCATCTCCTTCAGGGAACCAAATTTGTTTATTATAAGGTAAGTGTTTAGAACCATTGATAGTCATTGTACCCAATGATTCATCCCATTCTACTTCTTCTGAATAATCATGTATCAATTGACCAATTTGTTCTTCGGCTCTTTGTCTAGACATACCTTTAATCGGAATAGTAAACTTTTGGTAAACCGTTGCATTGATAATGTTAAACATTATTCTTGTTTGTTGTAAAATCTTTAATTGATTATAAGGTTTAATTAAACCCTCTATATATGATGTTTCAGAAAACTCGTTTTGAGTTGAATATGAAATATAAACTAATTGTGAATCTAAAAATATTCTTCTTAATTGTGGATCTTCAGGAAATTGAATCCATAAGTGACCTATACTTGGTTCATATGCAGGAACTACTGTTTCTGGTCTAATTCTATTGAATCCAATAATATTCTTCTTTTTATCATCATAAATAATCTCAAGTGCTAAATAACCATCAATCAAGAAATCCTTCATCATGTTCCAAGCAGTGATATTATCTGCGAATCCAAACTTATTATAAATTCTTTCAAAATACTCTTGGTATTTATCTTGTACTTCCTGCGAATAAGACGTTGGGAGAGCCGCAATAGAACAGAAATCTCTCTCATCATTATACACTATACATTCGTCTGCAACAGTGCTTATAAAGTCTCTAATCTCGTCTTTAACTGAATACTCTCTTAAAATTCTTCTCTTATCTGCGTAAGCTTTATCTAAATAAGGAATAGATTTTCTGTTTAATACTGATGCAACAGCTCGTTGGGAGAAGAAATCGTACATCGAATTTCCTTTAGCAGCATACGGATCTTCATTTATACCAATACCCACTTGATTTCTTACAATCATATCATCGAAGTTCATTCCATATGATGATAAGTTTCTCAAAATCCTACTAAACAAACCTTTATTCTCAACTCCAGATGAATTTACCATCGCAAAGTTTGATCCAACGTTATTTTGATTTTCTTGACTGAAGTTATTATAAGATGCCATATGTATTAAATTTTAAGATTTATGTATATATTAAATTTTGAGTTTTCCTATTTTATCTCTTTCCATACTTATTAAGACTGGTTTGCAGACGTTTTATATGATCTCTCATAACATTATATTTATCCGATATTTCATTATTTACGTCATAAAAATCACTTAGAACAGATGAGATCACTTCTTTATGTCGTTCATTTCTACCAGAAAGTTTTGCTTGCCAAATTTGTATTAGTTTTTGTGGATCATATTTGTTTATAGGGTGTTGTGAATAAAGAAATCTAGGTAATAATTCTAAATGTATTCTATGAACCAAAACCAACTGTACTGCATTAAACTCCATTAAAGAGTATTCAAATCCAGTATTTAGTAATTCCTTATACATTCCTTCATAATTTACTTTTAGAAAGCTATTATCTTCAAAATCTTTTGGTAGTATATACTTATCAAATATTTGTGCTCTTATCTCCATTGGAATAAAATTAAAATTCACTGCAAATAAAATTACTTTATCTTCAAATTTTTTAAAATCAACAACAAATACTGGTGCATATTTCATCCAGTTAGAATCATCTTTATAATGAAAAAAATAAAAACCACCAGGATAAATATCTTTAATGTTTATAGATTCAACATCTTTACCTGATTTGGTATACTTATCATAGAAGAATAAAGAGTTGTTTTTGAAATTTTCGACTATTCCATTTCCATTATAAAGTAAAGCTAGTTTAACACGTTCTAACAAAGAATCAACAACTGCCATAAGAGAATTATTTTTATTTATATATAAAATATGATAAATTCAAAACCAAATAATAAGAACTATAATCAGGGAAATTTTATTCCTGTAAATAAGGATAAAGTAATGAAACTAAATACTAATGGTGGTGTTTACTTTAGAAGCTCATGGGAGAAGAGAATAATGACTTGGTTAGATAATAACTCAAATATTTTAATGTGGGGGGCAGAGTGTCTTAAAATACCTTATCAAATGACTCATTTTGATAATGGTGATATGAGGGTAAAAGAACATTGTTACTATCCAGACTTCTACTATGAGATGCAACTTGCGGATGGTAGTAGAAAAAGAGTTGTAGTTGAAGTAAAACCAATGAAAGAATATCAAATGGTAATTGATTTAAAAGAAGGTAAAATGAATGTTCCCACAAATGGATTAAAGAAGTTAAAGAACTTCGAGTATGATCTTAAAATGGCTTATAAGAATAAGAACAAATGGGAGACTATGATTTCTTGGTGTGATAAGAAAGGTTATGATTTTATTATCATAACTGAACAGCACTTAAAAAAGTTTGGAATATAATAGGATAAGTAAAATAAGAACTACTATATGAGGATATAAATAAGAAAATATTCGATATATTTTTTTACTTATATGATATAAAGGAAACTTTAGTAGATATGTGATAGTCAAAATATAAAAATATAATTTATTATCTGTAAATAAACCAACAAATACAAATACGTAATATACTAAATTTATATAATAGTATAAAACATCTAATAATTTAATACTAGTTTTTTCAGAAAATTTCTGTTGTAAATAATCTCTATTTTTAAGAAAATAAATGTTATTTATAATAAATAAAATTAGTAAACTAACAATCATTTGGTATTATATCTTTTAGTTGTATTAGATTATTAAATTCATTTTGTAATAATCTAATTGTTTTATCTATCTTTACTAGGTTGTAAACAGTATCATTTACTAAAACCTCTATTGGTTCTCCAACTGCAGAATCATAATCGTTTGGTATTTTTAAATTCTCTCTAAATTCATAGATCGATTTTAAATATTTTTGATTTGATTCTAAATCGATATGTATTGAACATCCATCAGGTCTTGTTCCTTCATTACTAATTGACTCTTCCCAGATTTGAAGATAAACTTTATTCATAAAAATTGTTTTAAAAGTATTTTATACTAAAAATTAAATAAGTTTCTTATTCTTTTCATTCTTATATAATTCTTTGTAAAAAAATTTGTTAGTGTTGCAGTTCCAAAACCTGGATCTGGAACTAAGTCAAATGTTTCTATCTTATATTGAATGTAGTCCATTTCCATCGTTGGCACCGTTTATTGAGATAAGTTTAATTAAATGTTCATTATCTCCTTTCTTTTTATAAAGATCATTCCATCCTTTAGCCAAACCTCTTTTAAATATTTCAGTAAAATAAGCAAATGCATTGATTGATTTGTCTTCATTAAAATTGAACCAGTTTTGAAACATATCTAGTAAGCCACTTTGGTAGCAATCTAGCTTGTCATCATTTGACCAGTATCTCATTTTTCTTATTGTCTTTTTTGCTAGTAACTCCAGCATTTTCTCCGCATTTCTTGTTAGTCGACCTTGTGCCTTTGACACAATGATCTCGATGTATAATTCTTTATTATTTAAGTACATATATAGCATTTATTTTTTTTCAGAGTTGAACTCTGTAATGCTATTCATTCATGTTATATATATTCATCTAAAAAAGTTTAAAAAAAATACTCAAACTTTTATTTGAGTATTTTTTTATTCTTTTTTCTCACTGGCATACTTGACACCCATAATTGTACCTACAATAGAAAAGGCATTTGTTAAAAGTATTCCAAACATATTACTCCAAGTACTACCAATAATTTGTGTATCCGCACCACTTAATAAGGCAATCGCATACATTATTGTAGTTGTTACACCGACACCCATAATAACATAAAGAGCAACTTTTACAATTGTACTGATAAGTTCTGTTTGAGATTTCTTTTGCACGATTTCTAAGTCATCTAAAGCAGCATCTTTAGCATCTTCTGCAAATTTTTTTGCTAACTCAGCAGTTTCTAATGCAGTCTTTAACTCTTCGTTAATTCTTTCATTTTCAATCTGTGATGCAAGAAGATCTTTATTCGATAGCTCTACAACTTCCAATGTTTCTTTTAACTCTTCATTGATTCTTTCGTTTTCTACCTGTGACGCAAGAAGATCTTTATTTTGTGTTTGTACTTGTTTTGTAATGTCAAGTCTTCTTCTTCTTGTTTCTTTATCTTTGTCAAGCGAATCTTTAATATATTTAGAAAACTCTACATCACTAGGATCCACTTCAATAACTTTTAGAATGTTACCTTCGAGTACTATTTTTTTTGATTTTTGAATTTCTAAGAGCAAGTCTCTTGTACTTTTATCTACTTTCATTATTTATATATCTTGAACTGACCAGTATAATCTTTATATTTAGGAAAATCTTTCTTAAAATCTTCTAAACGTGGTTCAATTTCATCACTTTTAATAATCCAGAACTGAGCACCGGCTGCTTTAGCTTTTTCTTGTTCTTCTGGTTCATCTGATGATGATATTATTCCAATAACCATACCATTACCCATCTCAGTAACTTTACGAATTAGTTCAATTCCATCAAAGGATGAACCAATTATATTTAGATCAACAAAGACACATTCTGGTCTTGGTTTACCATTTTTGTACATATCCTCGAAAATTTTAACAGCTTCATCTGAACTGTCTAGACACTCTAAAGTTAGAGATATGTCAAGAAGACTACATGCGTCTTCAAATACTAAGTGAAAAAGGCTTTCATCGTCCACTAATAAGATAGAATCAATCATTTTGGTTTTTATTTTTTTTATATTTTTATTT